ATGTCGAGTACCTGGTCTTCCCCCTGGCCGATGACGACGAAGAGGCCGCCCGCAGGCGCTACGCCGAGCGGGTTGGCGGGGAGCCGGAAGAAGTTTACAACGATGGCACCTACCTATGGTTGGGGCCGGTGGAGAAGGAGGAGGTATGAGCGAGAAACCTGTATTATTCAACGGTGAGATGGTGCGTGCTATTCTGGACGGACGCAAGACGCAAACTAGGCGAGTGATCAAACCGCAGCCAGAAAACAGATATATTGGCGGCGCAACCTGGAAGGACATGGATAAGCTTTTCGAACAGCTAATTGAGAGAGATTGCCCATACGGAGAGCCAGGAGATAACTTGTGGGTTCGTGAGACGTGGGCGACACCTGGAAACTATGATGACATCAAGCCAAGCTTGCTGCCCAATAGCGGAATTACAAAATCTGACATTGCCTATCGAGCGACGGAGGAATATGGAGAAACTTATTACAAGTGGAGACCATCCATATTCATGTGCCGGTGGATGAGCAGGATCAACTTGCAGGTCAAGGATGTACGCGTTGAACGTGTTCAAGATATAAGCGAAGCAGATGTGTTGGCAGAGGGGTGCGCACTGCAAAGCTGGGGTTCTGACAAACCGTGGCCTAGAACAGCGGGTTTTGCAGAGCTGTGGGATAGTATCAACGAGAAGCGCGGCGGCTATGGCTGGGCAACGAACCCGTGGGTGTGGGTGGTCGAGTTTGAGATCAATAACAACAGCGAGTAACCAATGGCGTGTAAACGAGTAATCAAGTCAGACTTATTCGAGGACGATTTTGTAGGCAGCTTATCCTTTTTTGAACGCTTGCTCTGGATCGGTTTGTTTGCGCAGGTTGCAGACGATCAAGGTCGGTTTTGGGATAACCCGCTCCTGATACGTGCGGAGATATTTCCCTACGACCAGAACTTGACCGATGACAAGGTAGACCAAGCGCTGGACAAATTTGCGAAAGCTGGCAAGGTCGAACGATACGAGGCTGACGGCAAAGGAATTTGCCAACTGCTCAACTGGTGGAAACACCAACGCCCAAGCTGGGCATCCCCTTCGGATTTTCCCGCTCTAACAGGATGGGTAGACCGGGAGAAATACCACGTAGGGAAAAACGTGGTCACGAATAACTGGGACTGCTCGGGTGGTTATTGCGCTCATCATAGCGGAGAGATAGGTACTGAGATAGGTATCAAGATAGGTAGCTGCATACCTATCGAGACAGTAGTAAGTAGTAAGAGGCAAGATGCAAGTAGTAAGAGGAAAGATAGTAGTGGTGGTGGAAACATCAACATCTTCCGCCTGTACGAAGAGAACATCGGACCAATAAAGCCCATGCTTGCTGACGAACTCAAAGACTACGAAGAGCGCCACCCTTACAGGTGGATAGCCAAGGCGTTCAAGATCGCTGTTGACAACAACAAGCGTCGATGGAGTTATGTCAGGGCTATTCTGGATCGGTACGAGGAAGAAGGTTACGGATCCAAACCGAAATGGGAGAAGGAGAACAATGGAAACAATTCAGGAGATAGTCTCCAAGGAGAGATCGAGGCCGCCAAGGTCCCAGCTGAACTCTCGGAAGAAGAGCGGGCCGCTGTCGCCGCCGTCAAAGAGCGGCTTGGGCGATCCTGACTGCGAGATATGTCACGGGATTGGCTATTATCGCCTTGATGTGCCGATGTGGGACGAGCGTTTTGGCAAGTCGTTTGTTTGTGACTGCCGATCGGGAGAAGTCTCGGCGTATTTGCAGCGGCAACGGATAGGCTCTTACCTGGAAGATGTGCGCATGGATGCTATTCTGGAGCGGGGGCCGGGGTCCAAGGCGATGATACGAGAAGCGGCCGCGTTCCTGGAATCTCCCCACGGGTTCCTGACTATTTGGGGAAGCAATGGCAACGGCAAGAGCACAACGCTGATGGCAATTGCAAACGAGTGTCTTGATCGTGGCGTGCGTTCGATCTATTTGACTGCCGCCGATTTTGAAGATTATATCAAGACCGGCTTTGGCGACGCCGATATGGATACCAAGGCGCGATTGGATGCGTTGGTTGATGTGCCCGTGCTTTGTCTTGACGAAATGTCGGCTGTCTCCTGGTCGAAGTACAACCAGACGATGCTTGGTAAGCTGATTGACAGGCGCTACCGGATGGACGAGAGCAAAGGTACGGTGATGGCGATGGATGATAAGCCCGATTCATTCCTCCACCGCCGGATATTATCAAGGATTGCTGAGTGGCCGATTGTCAAGAACATGGATGACGACATGCGGCCAATGTTGAAGGAGACAAGATGACGTTACAACAAGCGAGATCGTTGCGGGTGAATGCCGATGCTAGTTGCGATCCGGCTGATTACCGATTGGCTGCGGATGCGTTCTTACAGCTTGGCATGGTACACGCTGCGGCGCGGTGTATGAGCAAGGCGAGACACTACGCTATGACGCGCGAAAAGAATTCGCGCCGCGAGCATGCCGCAATTTCCCCCGTTGTAGGTATTTAGGCGGCGAACGTGCGGGAGTTTGGGGAATTTGGGATTTTATACAGCGGAGTTGACGCCTATTTAATAGTTAGGCATAAAGCTAGAAAGGTGTAGCAAATGATTACAATTTTAGTCCACGACAAATATGGCATCGAAGTCTGCAACGGAGATACAATACGCTATTTTGATATTGAGCAAGAATATCAACAAGAGCGCGGTGACAATATTCCGAATGGGTTTTATGAGCATCAGGTCGGCGTCAAGCTAACGTGGGTACAAGAAGAGTATCATCCGTTGGAAGAATCTGACTTTGGAGATGTCATTGCGGTTTTGCCACGAAACCCAAGTTATGACAGGGAGCGGCTTGAGTATTTGTTCAATTTACAGGGGTGCGGAGACGAAGAATTCAATGAGTGTATTGTCTCTACTTTAGCCGAAAAGACACGCGCTGATGATATTGACGGCATCATCGAAGAAATCAATGGGTTTAGTATTGTTCGCAGCGAACGAGATACTGAGTGCGAACATGGCCTGCCGATGGGTTGTTGCGCAGTATGCATCGGTGAAGAAAAAAGCGCCAGTCGTATCGGACTTATCGGTGAATAACCCGCTTTATGCCTAACTACGTTTCCACTTGACAGGGCGCGGGCGCCCTGGTGGCAAGCGGCCAACATTTGGGCGTGTACTGCTAGGCAAAGTAATTGCCCAAGCCCTGCAAGTGAAACAAGTTCGTTGGGCGTCGCTCGGTGACGTCCCCTCCGGGGAGCCACGCTCCCGACGCCCAACGGGCCGCGGTTACGCTGTTTTGCGGGCTACTAGATTTACCAAATGCCCGCCCTATTTTATCTACAAAAGGAAAAGATTATGACAAAGAAAGATGATTATACAAAAGAAGAACTCGCAGAAATCATTGTTGATCTAAAAGAGATTGCAGAGGGCCTTATGCCTGGCATCAAGCATATCGCTTTCAATGATTTTGCCATGCTCAACGATACATTTATCGCCGCTAATCGTGTCGAAAGAGCATTTTCTGGCAATAAGGCGGGCGGGCAAGACGAACAGCAAGAGATGGCGACATAGCGCATGACTTCTTTGTGTCGAACCCGCGCCGCCCAACAGCGATTCAACCTGGCAACGGGGGGATTGTCGCTGAAAGCGGCGGAGAGAGTAACAACAAACTTATGGGCAAAGCGGTTGACTTACAGTCGATCCCCCACGTTGCAGGTCAACCGCGGCCCGTTGGGCAGCTTTCAAAGGAGAAATAAAATTATGAAAACGTACACAGAAGAAGCGAAACTTATTGAGCTTGAAAACAATTACGGCCCGCAGACATATCTCGAGTATGCCGCGTGTCCAATCTGTGGTCAGGTTAGTTATTTTGTTATCGTTGCAGATGATCTTTGCGACGAGAAGTACTGTAAGCACTTTCAGGCATCAGATAATGGTCAGTATATTTTTGAATAGCTGCCCAACTAGCGCTCAAGCTGATGGTGCGCCAGCGCCCCAAGAGTCAGCGAGCGATCAAAGGCGAAGGCCCTGGGCAAAGTGAAGAATCAAGCCCCACAGCTTAGCTCATTCGTTAGGCAGCTTTTAGAAAGGAGCTTTACATGCTAGGAAAACACCTATCAAACATCTATGATCCAAGAAAAGAAGATGCGAAATCTAAATTGGTATATTCTTATGCCGCTTTTCACGATCAGAATATTCGTGATCGCGAGTGGCAATACCATATGCAGTGGGTGAACGAAAACATCATTGGCCCCCCGAAAGCCACTGACCACTACACCGTTGACGAATTAGAACATCAAGGCATGGTTGGCATATATAAAGCAGCCTAACAAGGCATCAAGGCGACGGTGCGCCAGCGCCCCGCGTGAAACTGCGGCGACTTTTGGCAAGCGCCACAGGCAAAGTAATGGCCTAAGCCCCGCGCCTTATGCAAACCGTTAGAAAGCGTAAGGAACATATCATGGAAATCGACCTAGGTTATTTACGGAAGGCAGCAAAGGCGCTAGAAACAATTGGTTCTTACTGTTTTTATTGCGGAAAAAAATGCTCCGGAGATAGCGTTGTAGAGCACATGGTGCCAATATCTCGTGGTGGTGGCGATGCAAACAATATAGTTATATCTTGTCAAAGCTGCAATGTATCAAAAGGTGCCCGAACAGTTGAAGAGTATCGTCGAAAAATAGCGGCTATAAATATGGCTGAGAGCCATAGGGTTGTGTTCGCTGGCGAGACAAGTGTATTTGTCGAGAGAGAAAATGCAGCGCTTGAAGTACTCAGACAAAACCCATACACATGACATATAACTGTATAGGATTTGTTTGTACATATACTATCTGGTTGCGATTATCCTTATAATATTTACTACATTTATTATCAAGTGTAGTAAAAACTATAAAAACCCATATATTTATCGAGAACTATATAGGGTTTTATCGGAAACAGTACGCTTTCTAACAAAGCATCAACCTGAGCGCCGTCGGCGCGGGATACGCGGTCCGAAGTTGCGGTAAGCGCCATCCGCATTGCCAATGACGGCAGCAACGGCGCCAGGTTATGCAAACCGTTAGGCCCAGCGAAAGGAATATTATATGACGGCAATAATGGGCATAAATAACCATGAAGCTCTGAGTAAGATAGAAAATAATTTTTACACCAGCTTTTCTCTTACAAGAACAACTGGTGATGCAATGAATGGCTATGGGACCCGCAAAATGTGGTTATTCAAGGTTGGTGTAATATGCGATGTTTGTAGAAAGTGTGGGGCCAACCCTACACTTGGTTGTGGTGCGAAACTATTGCCAAACGAATGCTACCGCCATTCGTGGGAACGCAATAAGGTAGTATATATTGTGTCTGCCACATCAGAAAACCCCCAAGACGCAATTAGAATTGCCAACGATAAAGCAAAAGAATATATGCTGGGCCTAACTACGCATCAAGCTGACGGGGCTACCGCCCCGCGGGTAAGCGGTCAGCCTGAGCAAAAAACATTATTCGAGCATGAGCAAGCGTAGGCAATCCGCCCCGCAGCTTATGCAAGTTCGTTAGCCCGCTACGCGGGAAAGGAATATAACAATGGCAAAAAAACATTTGATCGAATGTGACTGGTGCGGCAATAAGAAGGATGTGTCGCGAGCGACGTTATGGATCTCCCTGTCACTACCAAAAAAGGAAAACAAAAACATGGCTAAGACTTATGATTTCTGTAAAATTAAATGCCTGTATGAGTTCGTGCGTGATATAGCGGGCTAACAAAGCATCAACCGGAATGGTGGGTAATGCGCGCAAAGCATCTAAAAAGGATATCCGATGCCTTCCGCAAATGCAAGTCCTACCTTGCGCCCCACCATCCGGTTATGCAAACCGTTAGGCGCAAAACCTACAGGAGTACGCAATGAAAGTTACTTTAGTATTTCAAGATTGGCACGCAAAAGACGGCGGATCAGTGTATATGACAGAGAAGGGTATCGAATTATCAATGCACGATTTCCACAGCGGAACGGTTTTTAGCGGTTGCATCGACCTGGATACTCAGCAAGAAGATGAGCTTAGGACGGCAATCTCTGAAGGCTACGAACCGGTTTTTCGCCTAACCACTGTTGCACCGGACGTATGCGAATCTTGCGAAAATCACATGTCTTGCCCTGGTTACACATTAGTGCCAGATGATTGGGGTTGCCCAATATACGCCGGTGAACCTGTCCGTTCGCGGTCAAAGCTTTTTAGTGTAGCAAAGGAAGGTGTTTATGACTGAATATACTCAACCAGATAATTACCATGAAGCCCCCAACTTGAAAGTAGCCGCAAAGCAGAAGGATATTCCTGCGGCTCTAGAAGTTCTTGAAAGAGAAGTTTTGTCTCTGGAAGAAGCCACAAAGGAATTACTCGAGATGCTTTCTCCTATCTTGAATGCCGTCGATAGCAAGGATACTACCTCAACACCAAGAAACTCGGGCGAATGCGAGCTGTCAGAAAAGATTAGGGGCAGCGCCGCAAAGATTTCCGCTGTTCGTGGCGCTTTGTCCATGATAAAGCGAAGGTCTCAGCTTTAGCCGCTTTGAACCGCGAACTTTGCATCAACTCTGACGGGGCGCGCACGCCCCGATGGTAAGCTCCGCTCCGTCAGGCGAATGTATCTGGGCAAAGATACGTGTCAAGCCCCGCAGGTTATGCAAACCGTTAGTGCGCTACGCCAATAAGTTCATTTTAGTTTGCCGAAAGGCAGAAAGGTAGTAAAGATGTTATTCGGAATATCAGCAGTAGTTTTGTTTGTCGTTTTCGTTGCTCTTGCCCTTTGGGCTTTGTATGAGCTAACGGATATGAATAGCGGCAGGGCCGCAGTTATCGGCTTCTTCGCCATCGTTTGTCTAGTTTTGGGTATTTGGTTGCAGACACATCGTATCGTTCCAACTCAACATATTGGCATTAGCAAGGCGGCGATGTCCCAGGAGTTGCGCGGGCCACTTTCTAACGGCCTTGCCAAAAAGCCCTTTTGGGGTTCTGTCCACTTGTACCCAGCATCAACAAACTATGAACGATGCGAGACGTATACTCCGGCTCTGAAGGGAAGCTATGGCATTACAGTTGATCTTTGCTTTTACTATGATACAGCATCGGTCGATTGGCTCAAGGAAATAAATCGCACGGGTTCGCTTGACGCAAATCATATTATGAATGTTTGGCGCAATAGCATTGTTGGTGATGTCTCCAAGTCCGTGAAGGAATATACCCCCGAAGAACTCAGCGATAAAAGGGCACAGGTTGAAGAGTCTATCTTCAAAAATGTTTCACCGTGGTTTGAAAAGCGCGGGATATTGTTAACAAATGTGTCATTCAAAAACTGGGATTTTACTTCGCAAGAAGTCGCAAAGAGCTTTGACGAGTCCATTGTTAGTCAGCGAAAAATCACCGAGCAAACAGCCTTGCTAGAAGCCGCAAAAATATCACGCCAGCGTGAAATGTACGAAGCCGAAACTGCTTTTATGGTCGCAGAACAGCAAAAAGAATCGCTGAATGTACTTGGCCTGGAAGGTGATGCAGCCGTGCAGTACCTTTGGATCAAAGTTATGTCGGAAAACGAAAAGACTCCCGATGTACTTATCCTTGGTTCAGGAGAAACGCCAGTATCAATTCCTGTTAGTCAAGAACAGTCCACGCAAAATCAAGTACCTCAGGGCGAAGAAGCGCCCTAACAAAGCATCAACGCTGACGGGGCGCCAGCGCCCCGGTGGTAAGCGGCGCTCCGTCAGGCGAGTTCACTGGGGCAAAGTAATGTGTCAAGCCCCGCAGGTTATGCTCACCGTTAGGTTCACATTTTATGAGAAAAGAAATCAGGCAAACACAATGGGGAACGCTGGCAACATGGTCATTAGACTTTATTAGAGCCATGCGTGAAAGAAATATTTTTGCAAAGATATTGTTTCGCATAAGTCTTGGTAAATACGCATATCGCGAATTTATAGGCATGATGGATGCGTTTCAACGTGAGGGATACTCACCATATTTTGAGTATTCCTTAGAAGAACAAGAATATCATCGAGACGAGTTACCGAAAATAAATTGGTGGTCTAATCGTACTCCAATTCCATTGCGAGATGAGAGTGAACCTAACCACGCATCAACCTGAGCGCCGTCGGCGCGGGGTACGCGATCCAAAGTTACGGTAAGCGTTGCCCGCCTTGCCAATGACGGCAGCAACGGCGCCAGGTTATGCTCACCGTTAGGCGTGAGCCGAAAGGAGTTTTAGAAAGATGAGTAAAAGCAAAAAGGTATTCTTAGGCGGTACATGCAACGGGTCACAATGGCGAGAGCAATTGATCCCTTCGCTGGATATTGACTATTTCAATCCCGTTGTCGATGATTGGAATGAGGAAGCGTATCAACGAGAGTTGGAGGAGCGCGAGAGTTGCGATTTCTGCACATATGTTATTACTCCAAAAATGACTGGCGTTTATGCTATCGCTGAAGCTGTTGATGACAGCAATAAGCGCCCCAGCAAAACACTATTTTGCTATCTTGAATACGACGAAGGCGGTGCAAGGTTCACGGAAGGGCAGCTAAAATCGTTGCGAAATGTTGGCCGCATGATCGCCAATAATGGCGGAATGGTTTTTGTTGGTCTTGGTTCTTTGGCAAATTATCTAAACTCTCACGCCTAACAAAGCATCAACCCGAGCGGCTGCGCCGCGTGGTACGCGACCGCAAAGTTACAGTTAGCGTAGCGCACATCGCAAAGTCACGTGTCAAAGCCGCCGGGTTACGCAAACCGTTGGGCAGCTTTTAGAAAAGGAGAATAAATAAATTATGAGCTTCAGAATGGTACTTACCGCCAAGTGTGGGCACAAGGTTGTTGCGGAACATCATGGCGCAGCGGTACAAATGTGTGATGATTGTGCCAAAAGACGCGCTCATTCTGATGAGCGCAGCCCAACTCAGCATAAAGCTGACGGGGGAATCGCCGGTGACTATTGTGGTAATTGCAAAGAGGCTTGGCCCTGCAACTGCGATGAGCCACATCAACACTGTGGTATTTGTGCAGGCTCGTTACAATGGGATTGCACATGCACAGAGCGGGAGCATGTCTAGCAAATCTCCCCGCAGCTTATGCAAAACGTTAGCCTGCTTTTAGGAAAGGTAGAAAGATGAAATGTGAATATTGTGGCAAGCTATTAGAAAGTGCAGACGATCATCCCGATACAACTCATTGCGCTGAATACCTTAGAAATGTGCTGGTTGCTGTCGAGAAAGAAATATTCGCGGCAATATCGGACATAGAAGAAAAACTGATATTTGAAAATGAGTATGAGTACGTTGAGAGTCGGCTGGGAGATGTATTAGAGATATTGAGAGGTGAATGATGGCACGATCCGGAGCCGCTGTTGGGGTGAGCGCAACCGCTTGCACTGTCGCTAAATATATACTATAATTATCATAACTAACCGAATAACTTTTGGTCATCGACCGGGGCTACGTCCGTATGGGCGGCTCCGGTCTTTTTGATTCTAGCTTTGAAAGGAGCTTATGATGGATATTCTCGAACTGTTGCAAGACGGCGCTGTTGCTGCGCTTGGTGTGTTTCTCTCTCTGATTCTTCCTAGCCTTATCGGTGCGGCTGTTGGTTGGCTGCTGCGTAAAAGCCGAGAGCCGATTGATTGGGCCAAGAGCAAATACCCCAACGCGTGGCGTATTCTGATGAAGGGTGTCACCGAGGCTGTCAAAGAGGCCGAGCGTCTCGGTGAGATTGACGAGCTTGAAGATAAGTTGCAATACGCGATTACCTATGTTCAGGACTGGATGTATAGTCACGGTCTTGGTCATATTGACGTGGGTCACATTGTTGACCTGATCGAGTCTGAGGTACTGCGATTGTACAACGCCGAAAAGCTCCTTGATGTGGAGTGACCTTATGCCCGTCACACTACAGATAGCACTGGCCGGACTCATTGGCACCGTCTTGACGACCGGGGGAGCATTGGCCGGATCGTGGTATGCGACCCGGACGACAGCGAAACAGTCCGAGCTCAACGAGTTACGTGAGCGAGTGGACGATCTCACCCGGGAGAACATTCAATATCACAAAGAGAATTTGAAATTGCGTGAGTACATTTTCGACCTGCGCCTGAAACTGGCGGAGCATGGCATTGATGTGGCTCCGTTCGATCAGTGGAGTTCGTGTAATTGAGCAAGCCAGTAGAGTTTCTCGCCACATTCCCCGGCATCCAGTCGGCCATCAAGGTGCACGGCCAGGGTGACGGGATGCGCATACAGTTGGAGATACCCGAGAGCGAGATGGCTAGCGCTGTCCGTCTGCTTGCCATGCGCGAGAAGGTTTTGAGGGTTTCAGTAGAAACAGTGAAGGATAATGAGGAATCAAGTAGACAATCCTATATCTGAGCAAGATTCAGAAGAGTTTGCGGAGATTTGGAAGCGATTGAACCACAACCAGAGACGGTTTGTTGTTCAGATGGCCGAGTCTAGCAACAAGAAGGAGGCTGCTCTTGCTATTGGTCTACATGAAACCACCGTATACAACTGGCCTAAGGATGTTGATAAGGCTGTTACTCTTTACCATGCGCACGTATCTGATGCTGCCGCTAAGATGCTAGCTGACGGTGTTGCTAAAGCCGCACTGATAAAGCTGGGTGGTCTTGATAGCAGCGACGAGAAGATCAGGCAGTCGGCGTCGTCAGAAATATTAGATCGTGTTTTGGGTAAAGCGGCACAGGTTATCGAAGCGGAAGGCGGTTTCGATGTGAACCTACCAGGCGTTGAAGAGATGCTGAAGAAGGTCTATGGTAGCGAAGAAGGAGCTTGAGCGAATGATGGGCATGGCGCACGCTGCTGGTGTGCCTGCTAATCAGATCGAGAACTTTACCAAATCAGGATATATACCCCTGCCGTGGGCGATGGCGTTTCACGCTGCTGCACGGCGGGCTGATAAGCACGATGGCCCGGTGTGGATCGGGCTGGGTGGTGCTCGTGGCCCCGGCAAGTCTCACGCCACCTTTGCGCAGGTTGGCCTGGATGACTGCCAGAGACAGCCTAATATGAAGGTGCTGTTTCTCAGGAAGATCCAGAAGACGGCTGGCGAGAGCATGGAGGACCTTGCCGTTAGAGTATTCGCACACACGGACGCCGACATCAAGAAAGAGCGGATCGATTTTGGGAATGACTCACGCATATTGATTGGTGGCTTCTTGCACCCCGGTCAGATCATGAAATATATTGGCGTTGAGTACGACGTTATCGTAGTTGAGGAGGCGACATCGCTGACCGAAGACATTATCACCAAGCTGCGGGGTAGTTTGCGCACATCCAAGCCGCATTGGAGGCCGCGGGTATACCTGACCACCAACCCCGGCGGCGTCGGTCATCTGTGGTTCAAGGAGAATTTCGTATTGCCCTACCGCCGGGATGACAGCGACCATCGTTTCATCGGTGGCCGGACGTGCTTCTTCCCAGGCGTGTATAAGGACAACCCGTTCCTAAATGAGAGCTACATCGAGTACCTGGAGGGGATCAAGGGCAACCTGGGCAAGGCGTGGCGGGAAGGTGATTGGGATGTGTTCGAGGGGATGGCGTTCCCCAACTGGAATTATGACATCCACACGGTTGAGCCGTTCACCTTGCCGACGGTATGGCCGAAGTGGAGAGCGGTGGACTGGGGGCGACATGCGCCGTTTGCCTGCTTATGGGCAGCGAAGGACCTGGACATTGGCAGGATTTATTTATATCGAGAAGCCTACGAGACAGGATTGAGCGACACGCAACAGGCTAGGTTGATACGGCTGATGACACCACCCGATGAAGTGATGCGGGTGACGTATGCTGACCCAAGCATGTGGACGAAGAAGAGCAAGAAGGAGCAGTTTTATTCGACGGCTGATGAGTACCGGGACGAAGGCGTGATATTGACCAAGGCAGATAATGACCGGCTGATGGGTATACGGAAGATCAACAACCTGCTGGGCCTGCTGCCGGATGGGAAGCCAGGGATACAGGTATTCCGGTCCTTGGGCAACTTCATTCGCACGTTCCCAGCCCTGCCGACCGATGAGCTGCGACCTGAGGACGTGGACACAGACAGCGAAGACCACCTATTTGATGCGCTGAAGTATTTATTATCCAACACCAAGACGATCAAGAAGCCCCGAGAGAAGAAGCCACAGCGATCACAATTCGAGCAGCTAGTAAGGATGAGTGAAAGACTATGAGCGACACATTTGATTACATAAGCCAGTACGCCAAGCACCTGAAAGAGACGCACACCCAGCGGGTAAACGCACAGGACGACTACGAAAAAGACTACCTAATGGAGTGGGACGAAGAGAACAGCGTCAAGTCAAAGTTGGACGATGTCAAGATCGTCAAGTCCCCGGACGTGCGCAACCGTATCCTTGGCGCTAACAGGCTGCTATCGGCCACGATGCCACAGTTCAGTATCCCACAGGACATGAACACGGATGAGGTCTACGACCAGGCTGATGCGTTGGAGTTGGCGGCTGATAAAGTTTTCCGTGCTGCTGGTCGGGTGGCGAACAACCCCATTCACTACGATGTGGCTTTGTCCCTGAACTTGTGGGGCGAGATGCACATGGGGATCACACGGACGGCCGACATGGTGGGAGCAGCGGAGAAGCGTAAGGAGAACGACCAGATTAGCAAGGCAGAATTGTACCGGGCCGAAGAGATTGCACGCCTGACCCCGTTCACGTTCGACGTGTGGGATCCACGGAACGGCTACCCTGATTTCGACAACATGGGTTTGAAAGCCTATTACCGGGAAGTGGACGTGATGACCGGGGATTTGATTGCAACCTTTGAAGGCGCCAGTGAACAGATCCAGAAGACGGATGACCGCTACAAGGAAGTGACCCTGTGCCAATTGTGGGACTGGAAGTACCGCTACGTTTGGATCCGTGGCAATAACGAGTTCCTGCTGGAAGAAGAACATGGGCTTCCGTTCATTCCTGTGGTTGTGCAGCTTGGCGAAGGCAGTATGTTATTCGAGAAGCCGGAAGACCAGCGCCAGCCGATGGGGTTCACGACCAACAAGACCGGGCTGGGGAGTATGCAAAACCTGGCCCTGACCCTGGCGTACACGTCGCTGCTAAAGATGGGCGGCAACCCGCAATGGGTGAACCAATTGAACGCCCAAGGTGAGGAAGCCGAGCTCGATTTTAGCGTGATGGGCGGGAAGTGGAATGTGCCGGATGGCGGTGACTTGAAGCCCGCCGACCTGAGCAAGGTTGTCAACCCGCTCTTGATGGACCTGTACGACATTGCCGACAGCAAGGTGCAGGAGAGCACGATCTACTCTCAGGCGCTGGGCGAGCCGATGGGGAAGAACGCAGCCTTTAGCATGGTTGCCCTGCTCCATCAGGCCGGACGCTTGCCGCTCTTGATGCCGCAGAAGAAAGCGGGATGGGGAATTGGATCGGCGGTGAAGAAAGCGCTGGTTTGGTTGAAGGAAGAGCCCCCGAAGAAAGCCGAGTACGAACACATCCTTGGATCGTTGGCTCCGAAGGACATCCCCCGACATTTCGAGCTGGAGTGTAAGCTGGATGTTTCGTTGCCGCAGGATGCGCTGCAAAATGCGAACGTGGCTGGCCTGTTGGTGGACAAAAACATTGCGTCACGCCGATATGTGCAGGAAAACATCTTGAACGAAGGCAAGCCTGCGGTCATGAATAGGGAGATTTGGAGTGAGCGGGCGGCTGATACGATGTTCGAGAAGTTTATGCTCGACCAGATGGCCCAGCTTGAGATGATGCGCGAGCAGGTGATGCAGCCCGAACCGCCCATGCAACCGCAGCCCGGACAGGTGCCGCCTGGAGCGATGCCACAAGGACCACCCCAGCAGCAGGGCCCAGGGTTGCAAGGACTACCGCCTGAGATGGCCCAGGGTGGGATGCAGCCGCCGGAAGGGACCCTGCCACCTGAGCAGCCACCTAACCCTGAGGAGATGACGACATGATGCTGACGATTGCTGATGCGGAAGACGCCTACCTGAGCGGAACGACTGATTTTGAGCAATGGCAGAGAGAGTTTGAGGAGATGTTCTACGGGCCGTTGCGCGACACGATGATGGCGGTGATGTGGGATTCGATGGATGAAGCAACCAAGGCGCAGTTACAGAAGATGAGCCCGGAAGCGTTTGAGATTATGAATAAGGAGTATGGCTATGGCAATGCCTGAGCATTTTTACAATAGAGGAACGGCTGTTACGTACAAACCGAAGCCGAAAAAGCAGAAGAGCAGACAGAGTATTGTGCAGGAAAAGATAAAGCGTCGGAGGGCGGAGAGAAACCGGCGTGAGCAAAGGGCCCCCAAGCCAAGGCGAAAGCCGAAGCCAAAGCCCAAGCCCAAGCCGAAGCCGACACTGCCTACGCTGCAAGAAGTAGCACGCTTCACGCCGAACAATCCCGTTGTCCCCAAGCCGAAGCCGAAACCTACCCCCAAACCGCAAGCTGGTTTCAACCCGGCTGCCTATATGGATGTGCCTGGAAGTGTGGCAAGTGACGCCAAGAACTACTATGACCAGGCCCAGGGCGATACGACACAGCAGCGGAATGACCCTATTGTGGGAGCGCCAAGACCAAAGCCAAAACCGACTCCCGTTGTGTGGGATGAGAGCGTATATGGTTTCAACCCGGCAATGGGAATGGACGCCCCTGGATCGGTGGGAGCTGATGCGGCCGCCCGTGTTGGTGCTAGTATTCCGAGCCCGCAGGGGCCGACTGCGCCTGAGGTGGCACGATTTACGCCGAACCAGAACCGATATACAGGCCCGACCCATGAGGACTATTACGAGCAGCCCTATGGCTACGTCCCGACTGAGAATATCCCGACCGGATCATTTATTGGCGGCGGTGGTAAGTACATTTTAGGGCCTGATCGTCAAGCCTATTCGATGGCTGCCCTGCGTGGGGTGGGACCGACAACCTTCCTGGGTGGCGGCGGGACTACTCCCCGTGGTATCTGGCCTTCGGGTGGTGACATTATTTACGAAAACCCTATTTCGGAGGCTGGCGGCTACAACACGGGCACAGGTGGAAGCAGAAGCTATCGCTATGGTGGTTATAACCGGTATGGCGGCTGGGGTGGTGGCGGCGGCTATGGCGGCTATGGAGGCAGGGGATATGGACCCCGCAATAACTACATGCCCCGGTGGATGCAAGCGCTCGTCAACTGGCGAATTGGAAGGCGGTAAACGTGGCCGATGGGTACAAGAAAGTCGTCGTTTGGAAAAAAGACCCGGAGACGGGAGAAGTAAAGAAGCATGATGCCAAGGTCCGAAAGTGGGGGCCGGGAGCAGCGAAAGCCCCCCCTGAACCCAAGGACCAGCCCAAGCAGCCGCGACCAGGCGAAGGTCACGATGCCGACATTCCGTCACGAGAGTTCTTAGAGCCACCCCGCACCGGTTCGTTTACGGGCGGGGGTGGACGCTTCGCGCCTGGACCACAACGAGAGCAAGCGATCGACCTGGCAAATGAGACGCCGGGGAGATGGGAGTCGCAGGATAGGGCAGAGCGCTATTATGCGGCGTACAAGAACCTGGATGACCAAGCCAAGCAAGTCTATGAAGCTTACGACTACAAGCAGGAGCGGGACAACTACTGGGAAGACCCGCAGCGGGTGGCCCGGTTCTATCACGCGTTGCAGAATAGGCCCCCTGGTACGGACGCCCTGCCCGGTGTGGACAAAGACAACATCGAAGTAGCTTATAAGTACATGGAGTTTGTCAACGGAGACAAACCTTGGTGGGAGTGGGACGCGCTAGACTACGATGACCCTGGCCGTGACTTCCTTGCATCCATCCCTGAGCCACCGATGGAGACGATGTTTCCGCACGAGCGCAACCGGCGGATGATGCAGCAGGGGACGTTCGCAGGCGGCAACGTGCCCGAACCACAGGACAACCTTGAGCTTGGGGGGATGTCACAGGAAGAGTACGACAACCTGACCGGATTGCAGAAGTTCTACCTGGGTATGACATCGAACCCTGCTGGCCATGGCGCGGTTGTTGGTGGTGGCATGGGACTTATAACGGGTGGTCCCGCGGGTGCTGCATTCGGCGCTGGCCTTGGTGGGGGGTTGGGCTGGTTGGCCGGGCGGACGGACAAAGAGGGAAACCTGAAGCACCCGAAGCTGGCAGATCTCTTTATGAAGGTCGATTACCTACGGGAGGGGTTAGAGCGTGCTATGGGGGTGTATGGCATTTACAGAGAGACGGCAAAAGAAGACGACATGAACGCCATCTCTGCTGCCAAGGAGATCATGGACAATTGGCCTGCTGCCTGGAAAGCGGGACATTTCTACGCTGAGACAGGGTTGGCGACACTGCCGCCCGGCCCGCTGCAAAAGCTGGGCACCATGATACGAGACCCTGTTGGCGCCGCGTTAGGCATCAACCAAAAAGCGCACGAGATGGCAAGGGAAATGGGCCCGATGGACCCGATTGGCTTTGCGATGACGGTGCGCGGCGCGTATGCTGAGACGGTGCAGGGGATACGAGAAGGGCAGTCGGTTGCTGAGATCGTCGACGACTTTGAGAAGAATGTATTGAAAACCCATCGATGGGGGTATGCTGATGGGTATTATGACCCGAACAGGGATTGGCGAGAAGGGCCGACAGAGCATGAAGTGGGCCTTGACGCTGTTATGGGGATTTATGAGCAGCTGAAACGTGGAGATGCGCCCGAAGATGTACTGAGAGAATGGACGATCAAGACGGGGGCATCGGGCCAGGTGAATGAGTTGATGATGGGGCTTATGTTAGACCCGATCGACTTTATCCCTGATGCGGTGACGGGCGCGACTAAAGGTATTGCTGATCTGACTAACAACAAGGCATTGTCTCTGGCTGCTTCTCTTTCTGATGGTAGGCCGACAAGAATGTTACAGAATTACGGCCAGAACATCCGGCAGGGTTTCAAGGTGGCGGATGAGATCGGTGATGCTGCCAAGTACGCGGACGACCTGACCTGGACACAGCGGATGCTCTCTGGCGTGACGAAGGAAGGCGGTTTGCGCTGGTTGGAGCAACCGGTGAAGGACCCTGGCTTTTTGAATAGAGCTTCTGGCGCGGCCTTTTCTGGCGGTGTGGGGAGCGTGTTGGGAATGGGCTTGTTTGGCGGTGTTGGCGGGATTGCTGGCGCTGCTGGTGCGACGGGATTGGCTGCGGCTTTGACTGGCTTTGGCGCTCCTGCTGGCATCCTGATTGGTACGCTGGCCGGGACGATGGGCTGGAACAAGGGGATCACGGGCATGGTGGGCCTGACCCCGGCGGCCAAGGCGAGCCAACTGGTCAACAATGCGCAAGTGAATTTGGCCTTGATGATGGAGCACGCTGACAATGTACCTGATGAGATGGTCCGCATGGTCAAGCGGCTGGGGCAAACGGACATCGAAATGGCGAGAGAGCTGGGGATGAACAGCCTAAACGCCCCGGAAGCGGCTGCTATTCCGATGGCCTTGCGTGATTATGGCAAGACGGCGGATGAGCTGATCGCCAATTGGTACGCAGGGGAGACAGGCCGGAAGGTGTTTGATGGGATTGCCGATGCGCTGGGCCGTGAGACCAAGGAAGTGATTGCCGAAGTAGCCCAGGGGAAACACGTTGATACCCTGTTCCGGCAGTATTTGGATGAAGTTGCCAAGGCGAGTGATGAGAGCGCCCAGTTTATCTTAGAAGCAGCCGAGGGTGGCGAGTTCACCCCGGATGTGATGAAGAAATGGGCCGACGGAATGGTGACCGGCAACATGCACATGGACGCAGACGCGTTCAAGGCGGACTTATATTCGAGCATGTTGACGCATATGTCGGAGTGGGGTGCGCAGTGGTTTGGTGTGGAGCCTGACCCGGCGATCATCCGTTTTGCTGACACGATCAAGTCGGCGCAGAGCATGGCCCTGCTTGGGCTGAACCCCAGCTATTTTGTGAACAATGTGATCAACAACACGGTGACGGCGGTAGCCGAAGGCGCTTTTGGTATTCGTACAGCCGGCGAGATCGACGATGTGTGGAAGCGGGCAGGGATTGAACCACCGATGCGGTTGGGCGCTGGTGTGGGGCCGGAAGGCGGCGGGGGGATCGATGCTGCTGAGGTGCTCGACCCGATACGAGAAGCGACGCGCACAGATGGAGTATTGCAAAGCATCAAAGACAAGTCCAAGTCGGCTTCAAAGAAGATCGGTTTATTCTCCAACCTAAGCGGGAAGATGGAAGCGCTGGCAAGCAAACAGACCTACACGGCTGCGTTTTCTCAGTTCATGGGCAGAGCATGGCGGCGGGGGACTGGCTTCGACCGGATGCCCGTTGCCCTGGAGAACGCCCTGGATGCAATCGACCCGAACATGAAGAACTTGATCTATGCCACGATCGAGAGTGGGATGAGCAAGGCAGAGATCGAAGATGCGTTGTGGGGCGGGGTGACACGCAGAGCGGTGGACAATTATGTGCCCCGGTTGGCCGAAGCCTACGGAATGAACGACGCTGACGTGGGCGGGATGATGCACCAGTCTGGTGTGTACGAGTTCCTGCGGGGCGGGTTGGAAGGCGCCGAGTCTGCTGATGATGTGATGCAGGTATTCGACGACCTACACGAAGCGGTAAGTGGGAGCCTGTTGGACCGGCAGGCAGACAACCTGGAGAACGCGGTACAACACATTAGGAATAAGATCGAACTAGAAGGCGGGCAGGCGGCATGGCGCGAGTTGTCTGAGAACGTGTTCATGGATGAGGCGATGATGCGGATGTCGGACTATCACGAGTGGGAGAAGATTTTCTCTCAACGTGAAGACCTGACTCATGGACAGTACCAGGCCAAGATCGAGCGACAGATCGCCCGGCAGAAGGCGCGCTACAAGGCGATGTACAACCGGCACAAGGCGACCTACCTTGCGATTGGTGAATCCTTTGGGGTGGACAGCGATGTGGCCCGGGGATTGATCGACCAGCTTGGGCAGAAACAGGAGCTTTGGGATGGGTTCTACACGCAGAAGTGGGAAGACATCCGAGACTTCTACCGGACGTATTACGACACCCCCGAGCAGCGATGGGCCGCATGGGATGACCTGCGCAAGCAGCACCAAGAGCTTTACGCCAAGACCGGATCGCTCGAGACCCAAGTTATGCAGCAGATGGACGAGATGTTCGTGCGCATGGTGCGGGACAGTGACGAGTTCCCCACGGGTGCGGATGAGATCGTACGGCGGGGGCTGGAGAAGGCCAGGAATATTCGGGAAGAGATGAAGCGGGACATGCTCATCTTCCAAGATTGGCTGGACAAACAAGAGTTCAGCGACCCGGTGGCGCGTGACCAGGAATGGACAACGTTCTTGAACGAGACCATCCGGCCGCAGATTCAGGCCAGGATGGACGAGAGCGTGACCTGGGTGGATGACCTGGAAGCGTTCTTGCGGGAGCAGGGACAGAAGCCGGAGATCGAGAAGGCCAAGGAAGCGTTGGCGCAAGAAGGGGAGAGTGTCGAGATACCCGTGATGATGACGCGGGCGATGCGCAACGACCTGATGGACCTGGGCTACACGATCGACGAGACGAAACAGATGACCCCGCAAGAAGCGTGGGACGTTATCAACGCGGGCGAGCCTGTACGCGGAAAGGCTGGCGACGTGCGGGATGTGGCGAGCCGCTATGGGATCGAGACAGCGACGGAAGAAGGGCGCTACAAACCAGGTGCTGACCAACATATTTTGAACATCGTCCGCAAGTGGGGGACAGAAGGATCGCAAGAAGTGGACAGCCTTGACCAGTTATCGCCAGAGATTGTCGAGGAAGCGTTTGTCAGACGGCAGCAGGCGAGAGACCGGCAGATACGGCTGGAAGAAGCGGTGCATGGGGTGGAAGAGATTGCCGAATCACGGGCGGCGCAGGAAGACATCTTTGCCGATGCCCTGGGCGAACCCGATATTGTCGAAGAAGCGCTGCCCCCGACACGGACACAGACCTTGGCAAAGGCGTACACGGGCATCGACGCGGATGAAACGATGACCCACCAGGAGTTTACCAAGAAGCATTCGGTGTTGAAAAAGCCGCTTGACCTTATTCTGGATGACCTGGCCCGGGAAGCGGAGATGCACGCCGACCCGCCCAAGAGCATGAAGCGGTTCATCAACGAAGACTTCGGCGGGTTATCAACCGAGTTACGCGCTGACCTGACCGGGGAGACGGGCGGCGCTATCAAGGGCGTCCCCCCTGGGTTCTTCCGGGAGAGCGGGCGCCAATTGGATTACCTGTTGACGGCTCTCAAAGAGCATGGCTACGTGTTCGAGCACGCGACCCTGGATGATGTGGAAGCAATGTTGATGGCGATGCTGCGGGAGGGTGAAGACTTTTACCCACGCGGCTATGACCCCCAGGGTGCGGATTGGTTGCATGGTATTGGTGGGGAAAGAGCACAGCGTTTGATCGGCCAGATGAAGAACGGCCTGGAGAACCCGGTGCGCAAGTACCCCCAGCGGATCAAGGATGAAGCGTTTGGCCGTTTGCTGGGCTTGATGGACGAGCCGGACGTGTACCCTGAAGGCCGGGCGTATTTGGACATTGCCATCTCGGAAGATTACTGGCTTGATGAGATGTACAAGATCGAACAGCAACTGTCAATAAACCCAGACGATATTGACACCCCGGCGCAGATGATTGAAGACCTGGCTTCCAAGATGCCCCCGGATGCTTCGGAGACGATTACGCAGCGGTGGCTGGAGCTTGCCGAAGATATTTACGGGCGTGCTGCTGCCGACGAGACGATGGTGGACGAGCCGACGCCGGGCGCGGTGCAGGCTGACGTTGCGGCGATGGAGCAGGCTGAGATCGAAGCGATGATGAACCACTACCAGGATGTTGTGCGGCAGCGCAGCCGGGCCGACTGGTTGATGGACGACTGGCAGGCGACGGTGGACGACCCCAAGGCGCTGGCCCCGGGCGATGCGCGGGAGATGTTCTTGGAAGGCGCCTTGCGTATTTACAACCTGGATGAAGAAGAAGCGGCTGCGATCATGCAGTTGATGGACGCCCGCGCCAGGATATGGGCGCAGGACAACAACTCCACGGCGGCGGCGTGGTGGCGCTCTCGGATTGGCGGGTTTGCCGAGGGTGGTTCAATCGACCCAAGAGATCTTCAACAAACGGTTGATAGTCTCGAGCTATATGGCACAAAAAACCCAGACAGCATTCTCTTATTAGATACACGTTATCGTGATGGCGCACAAGGGCAGGCCAGAGTTATAGGCCAGTTTCCCGATATGGAAACGGCCAAGGCTGCAGATGCCCAGATACCTTCCCGTTTTGCTGAGTATGTAACGGCTGGGGAATATGACCAGCGCACAGCTGATCTACGCTATACTAATTTTGGGCTGGGGGCCAAAGGCGCTATTCAATTCCTTGACGACGGGCGGGCGATCATCAGAGCGATGGAAAGCCCGGACGTGTCTACCTTGGCGCACGAAGTTGGGCACATCTTCCGCAGGGACTTGCAGGGCGATGACCTGGCGATTGCGGCGGAGTGGGCCGGCGCTGACGATGTGAACACGTGGAATGTTGACGCCGAAGAGAAGTTTGCCCGCGGGATCGAGCGGTATTTGGCCGAAGGCAAAGCGCCTAACGCCAAGCTGGGCAAAGTGTTCGAGCAGTTCAAGCGCTGGCTTCTAAGTGTGTATCGATCTATCACGGGAAGCGCGATTGACGTGCAGCTAAACGAAGATATCCGGGGCGTGTTCGACCGGCTGCTGGATGATGAAGCGTTCAATGCTACCAAAGAAGGCCAGTTCGATATGTTTGGCAAGGGCGAAGACATGCCCCTGTTCAGCGGTGCGGCGCAGCGTGCGCAGGCTGAGACGTTTACCCCCAAGGAGCAGCCCAAGACCGACGTGATGCCTGGGTTTGAAGAAGCGTACAGACCAGAATGGGAGCAGCCCAAGGGCGGCGCCGGTGAAGGCGAGTGGTTCGACACGGAGCAGGGCCCGAAGCGGCTGCTGCAAGTGGGCCAGTACGACGAGACGGACACGCCCGAGTTCAAGCGGTGGTTTGGGGATAGTAAGGTTATCGATAAGGATGGCGAGCCGCTTCCGGTGTTTCATGGTACCGGTGAAGAATTTGAGGCGTTTGATATATCGAAATACGAAACGGTGAAAAGAGGGGATTGGGGAGAGGGTATTTACTTTACCCCGTCAGAATGGATGGCGAAACAATACGGCGTAGACGCAATGAAGGAGCTTGATCCTACCGCTCGTCGTTTATGGCAAGAATACAAAGATGCGGCAGCCGAGCTTGAGACAACACCAATGATGGCTGGTATAGACTTGGGACGCGAAAGCCCGGAGTATAAAGCGCTAGGAGAGTATGAGGCTAGGTGGAGAAGTAATTTAGAAAGAATAGAAAAGCAACCCCCTGTGGTTGTGGAAGCATATCTCAAAATAGAGAACCCCTATAACCACACGGGGACAAGCATGACTGACCCCTACTTGGCTGATTTTGTAAGATCGAAAGGTCACGATGGGATCATTGTCAGGAGCCCGGATGGGTTTATTGAGGAAATTGTTGTCTTCGAGCCAGAGCAGATCAAGAGCGTCAACAACCGCGGCACCTGGGACCCCAACGACCCACGGATCTTGTACCAGAACGCCGACGGCACGGTGGAGACAGCCCCGCTCGAAGGGGAGACGCCCCGGTTTGTGAACGGCCCATTTGGGCTGCTGGACGAATTGGAAGCGGAAGCGCCGTTCGACCGCATTAGTGAAGAAGGATGGAACGAACAGATCTGGCCGATGATGCAAACGTTGGAAGGGATGATGCTGGCCGACGACACGATCCCGACCAGTTTGGCGAACACGGAGCTTGACCCCAACGTTGCCAAGATGCTGCGGCAGTACACCCACCAAGTTTATGGCAACCTGAGCGACACCAAGCTGGCGGCGGTGCGGCACGGCGAGATGCGCCGGGATGCGGCTCTGCTGAATTACAACAAACGGCGGGGGATCGACAACGTGGTGACGGCCCTGCTGCCCTACCAGTTTTGGTACGGGCGGAGCGCGGTGCAGTGGGCCAAGCGAGCGCTGGACAAACCCTCCTGGATGGCGAACTACGCCCGCCTGAAGAAGATGCAGCGCTACCCAGGACACGAAGAGATGCCAAGCCGCTTGCGGGGCAAGATACGGATACCGATGCCCTGGCTGCCGGACTGGCTGGGGGACGGGTTGTACATTGACCCGTGGCACCAGCTCTTCCCCTTTGAGCAGTTGGCACGTCCTTGGGATGAACGCCAAGAGAACCTGGACATGACCGAGCGACAGGCGGCGTATGTGATCCAGGACTGGATGGCGGATGGGGAGATCTCTGAGGCGCAGGCTGCCGAAGCGATGCAGATGCGAGAAGGTCCCCTGTGGGAGAAAGCGATGACCGAGGGGCGCATACGGGTGGAAGGTGAGAACGCCAACCCGTTCGACTTCATTCAGATTCTATCGGGCTACAGCCTGCCGCTGGACATGATGGCGAAGATATTGGATGGCAGGCCGGAAGACATCAGCCGCTTGCCCGTGACCAGGATGGTAGAAGCAGCGACAGCGTACTCGACACCAGGTGGTATCAACCTGGAAGGCCCGATGCGCCGGGCGCTGGGATGGCCTGAGCGGGGTAAGTTTGGGGACTACTTTGTGATCCGAGAGCTGGCGAACATGGTAGCAACAGGCGATATGCCCCTGGAAGTGGCCCAGCGTGCGATGGTGGACAAGCAGGGCGAAGCGTGGACGCGGGCGCTCGACCGGGTGGGCAAGTACCAGGCGACACGGTATTGGGGCTCGGCGTTGTGGACGGACTTCTTCCCTGCGGGGGAAGAGCGACAACGAGCGCTGCATGATGTGTTTGTGGATGCCCTGGAGAGCGACGAGCCGGATGCTCTGACCAACTTCTTCGAGGAGTACCCGGAGTTCGAAGCCCGCTTGCAGATGAGAGATTGGGAAGACCCCCAGGCGATGATGCGTTCGTTCCTGGTGGGGCAAGTGTGGGACCAGTGGATGGAAGCCGACGACCTGACCAGGGACAGAGCCAAGGAGCGGTTTGGGGAGACGTTCCAGAACGCGTTCCTGGACAAAGAGACACGCAGCTATGACGCCATCGACACCGAAACCCTGGCGATATGGTCCCGGATGCTGGGCGGCGACGACCTGGACATGGCCGGGCCGGTTGACCAGCTTGACCCGTTGGTGGATGCGGAGCTGGCACAAGCCTACAAACAGTATACCCAGGCGATGGGCGAAGCGAACCCGGGCAACATAGAGCAGTTGCAGGCGCTTTACTTCGACACGCCAGAGAATAAGCGGGTTGAGTTCCTGAAACGGTTCCCCCAGTTGCGCCAGTATTGGGACTGGAAGAACGTGTACCTGAACGAACACCCCGAGCTGATCGACGAGCTGGGGACATCCAAGATCAAGGATGCCCCGGACAACATTCAGGAGCTCTATTACGAATACCAGGCGGCACGGGTGCAGCACTTCCCGAACATCTACGCTACACAGTCGCAGTATTTTGAGCTGCCGAAACCGCAGCGGCGGGCGTTCTTGGGACAGCACCCCGAACTGAGGCAGTATTGGGACTGGCGCCGGGCGGTGTTGGAAGAATACCCTGAGATGGAACCTTACCTGACCAGCCGTGACAGCATGGAAGAGTTGATCGGTCAGGATGGAGACGGCGGTGGCGGCCTTTGGGGGATTGGGACAGGTATTCATCGCCACCTGCGCCCCGGCCAGGCCGTTGTCAAGCTGGGACGGAGCACATCACGGAGCGAGTGGTTATCCTTGCGAGAGCACGGCTTCCGGTGGGACCCTGAGCTTTGGGCCTATGTTGGGCCTGACAGCGTGGGATCCCGGGAGATGTTGGAGCGCTTTGAAGGCACGTTTGGCAGCGGCACGAGAAGCCGCAAGCCGCCTGAACCGAGCTTCGACCTGGACGGATTGGCCCCAGCCTTGATGCGCCAATTGATGGGCTACTACGTCAATGGGCAGTCGTTGGGTGCGGGTGCGCGGCGGGCGTTGCGCCAGGAGTGGGAAGCGCAAGGGAGACCGGGCGGCAAGTTCAGTGAGTTTGTTGAGGAGACGCTTCGGAGCGAGTTTCGATGATGGGTAAGTTGATTGATTTCTTTACACAGAAGCGAATAGTGGTGAAGCCGATCACGAATATAACCACTGCCTTTGGTTGGATTGTGCTTGAGTTGACACCGTTTCAGTCCTTCGTTGATGACTGGCGCAGGTATGGGTTGTGGGTTGCGCTGGAGAACTTGAGGTACTTGCACAATAGCTAGTTTTATACTATAATAATGACAACAATCAAATAAATACGGTTTAGGAAAAACTGACCGGGGCTACGCCTGTAATAGGCGGATGCTCCGGTCTTTTTTGTTTAACCAACCACCTATATTAGGAGGTATTGATGAGTGACCAGGAAAAGGTCCTTGCTCAACCTGAGGCTGGGCAGCCCCAGGAGACCCCTTCGGAAGAGGGGCAGGAGACAAGCCAACCCGAGTACCTTACTCGAGACGAAGCGGAGCGATTGGCCCGAGAAGCAGAAGAACGAGCTTTCCGCCGGTCGCAAAGCCTGTATGACAAGGGCAACCAGCGAGTTCGGGAGCGCCTTGACGCGTTGGACAACTACTTTGATGCCCAGGCAGAAATGGGCAGCGAGGTACCGGATGACGTGAAGGCACGGATGCGGCAGAAGGAAGAAGAAGCCGCACGCAAAGAAGCAGCTTCCGAGACGGGACCCACGCCGACGCAGCCCGCCCAGGCAGGCGGCGGTGTGCCAGACCCCAAGGATGCCCCAGACCCGACAACGCAAGCAGCATGGCAGATGATGAAAGATGCTGGCGTGTGGATCAAAGATAGCGACCCCGAAGCGAAGACGCTGGACATGTCTTCGGAGGGGAATTTCATCATGTCGATGAGTAAAGCTATCGAGGCCAAGCAAGCGCGATTGGGTGGTCAGCAAGAAGAAGAACCACAAGAAGAGCCGACGGGCCCGACACGAACACCAACGAGCGCGGGCGTGACCGG